CAGCGCTTGATAACCTCAAGGCTGAGATTTCGACGCTGAGCGCCCAGGGCGTCGACACCACTGCGGTGAACGCCTCGATCAACGCGCTTGATGCGGCGGTCAAGACGGGCACCACTGAAGCGCAGACGGCTGATCCGGGCGCGGCTCCGGTCAAGCCCAGCGTACCGACGCAGCCGGTGTACGAGTTCACGCAGTCGGAAGGCGTCGTGGAAGATCCGGCCAACTTCAAAGTGAGCGGCTTTCAGTCGGTCGCTGGCGAAGGTGGCACGCCGCCCAGCAAGCCGCTGTACTACTACAGTGGCGACACGGCAGGTCAGCCCGCTGCTAGCAGTAATCCAGTGCCGGGCTACACGCAGTTCGCAGGAGCGGTTGAGCCGGTGCCCGCCGCATAGCCATGAAGGTACGAGTCACCCATCAACTGACTGACGCGCGAGCAGCCGCAGGTAGCGGAGGCTTCGAGGTAGTCAGGGAAATCGGCGATAGCCAAAGCGCTAGCGTCACGGGTGACCCATCTAAGCCACCCACAACTGAGATCGGGGCACCCGCTGCACTTGGCGTGGTTCCTTGGTCTCAGATGTGGCTTGGCGATCCGCTTGAGACTGTACCTGCGCTGCAGTGGCCTCAGTCGGTGTGGTCGTATGCGGCGATGGTCAACGACAGCCAGGTAGACGGTCTGCTCACAGGTAGCGTGCTACCGATCAGGCGGTACAACTGGTTTGTCAATCCTAATGGCTGCGACCCCAAGCAAGTCAAGAAGCTAGCGGCTGACCTCAACCTACCGCTCGATGGTGAAGAGGATGTGCCTCGCGGCAGGATCAAGAATAGGTTCAATTGGGACCGGCATATATTCCACGCATTCAAGGCGCTGGCATTCGGTTTCTACTACTTTGAGACAGTTGGTCAAGTGCAGGATGATGGGCTGTGGCACTTGACTAAGCTCGCGCCGAGGCCGCCACTGACCATCATGGATATCACGGTTGACGAGCATGGTGAGCTATTGGCCATCAAGCAGAACGTGACGCAACCGGGCAAACCTGTTGAGCCGATACCTGCACAATGGCTGGCGCCCTACGTGTGGGAACAGGAGGGCGCCAACTACACAGGCCGCTCGATGCTGCGCTCACTGTACAAGAACTGGATGATCAAGGACCGCCTACTGCGCGTCGACGCGCTCAAGCACGAGCGCAATGGCATGGGCGTGCCCATAGCAGAGGGATTTCAGGGCGCAGGCAAGCAAGACCTGCAAGCGCTCAACCAGGCCATGCAGCGGCTCAAGGCTGGCGACACCAGCGGTGCAGCTGTACCGTTCGGCGCGAAAGTTACGTTGCAGGGCGTGCAGGGCATGCTGCCTGACACTATCGCGTCTATCAACTACCACGACGAGTCTATGGCGCGCAGGTTCTTGATGATGTTCATGCAGCTGGGCAGCACTATGCACGGTAGCCGCGCCCTTGGTTCTGAGTTCATTGACTACTTCCAGCTGGCGCAAGAGTCGCTGGCCAACTGGTTGATAGAAACCACGCAAGCGGAAGTGGTAGAGAACTACTGGGATTGGAACTACGGTGACAGCGACACGGTGCCGCTGATCGCCTACAGGCGCGATGATGATCCCCATCTAGCGGTAGCCGATCTTGCTGAAATGATCAAGGAAGGCGTCATCCGAGTAGATGACGAACTTGAGGACGCTGTGCGCAACGTGATGGACCTGCCTAAGTTCAAGGGTCCGGAGCGCGAAGATCAATTGCCACCTCAGCTGGCAGCCACAGATCCCAACTTGCCGATACCCGGTCAGGCAGTGGACGACGAAGGCAAACCCATCACGGACACCGAAGGGAACACCGTTGATGCTCAGGGGAAGACGCTCCCCACGGCAACCCCACCTTCGCCGCCCGTGGCTCCCGGCACGGGAACCAAGGCGAGGCGGTACCGGCGAGCGGTCGCGGCTATCGGGGACAACCCTTTGCCCGACCGCTCGCTTCGCCGCCAGCTGTACGCGCAGGAGGCCGAAAGCAAGATCAACTTGGCAGCGCTGGACAGCATCTGGCAGAAAGCACGTGACACGCTGTTCTCTAATTGGAAGGAACAAGTCACCAAACTGCAGATTGAGGAATTGAAGACAGCCGCTAAGAAAACTGCTGACATCGCTAAGCTCAGCAACCTAGAGGCAAAGCCTGGCGGTGAACAGATGTTGGTCGATGCTATGCAGGCTATGTTCGCGCAGGGCGCAACCCTGGCGGCACAGGAGCACGAGGATCAAGGCTTTGGCAAGTTGCCAGTGCCGGAGGCTAGTGGCGACATCGGCAGCTTTGAGGTTCGCGCTGCGGCTATAGACGGCATGGCAGCGAGGATGCTAGGTAACATGGCAGCTGCTCGTGCCGTAAGCGCTAGCGGTGGTGCGCTGACTGCCGAACAGGTCGCTACACATATGGGCGACTACCTAGAAGGCTTGACCCATATGATGCTGCGCGACAGGCTGAGTGGTGCCATGACGGCAGCACTGAATGCGGGCAGGCGCGCATACATGGACAGCGCTGGCAAGGCTGATTACTACGCCAGTGAGATTCTTGACGTCAACACATGCGCTGAATGCGCGGCTGTTGATGGAACTGAATATGGCAACCTTGAAGAGACCGAGCGCGACTACCCCAGCGGAGGCTACATCAGCTGTGAAGGTGGAGATCGTTGCCGAGGCACCATCATCGCTGTATACAAGGAGGAAAACGCTGATCCAGGTCAGCCAGGGTATGCAGGAGGGGAGACATCATGAGCGATGATGATGGATTGGTAACACTACCCAACATTACGCTGATCAGTGTCGGTGCTTGGAAGGCTGGAGGCATGTCGCCTGGCAAGAGTAAAGATGTGGTGTTCACTGAGGAAGATCTTCAGAACATCATAGCCAGCATGGAGGCTCCAGATGTCAAGGAGCCTCGCATGGTGCTAGGCCACACAGCGCCTACCGAGGGACCGGGCATGAGCGCTGTAGCTGATGAAGGTTTCTTTGGTGAGCAGCCAGCCATTGGCAAGTTCATCAACTGCCACCTCAGCGCTGACAACCAAGACATCATCGGAGACCTGGCAGGCGTCCCTAGCTGGCTGGCTGAGATATTGCCAACAGCCTACCCCAACCGCAGCGTTGAGGTCTTTTGGGATGTGCCCAGCGGAATACCTGGCGCTCCCAACCACGCTTGCATCATGCCGAGGGTAGCGCTACTCGGCACCAATCTTCCCGCTGTTGCCACCCTCGAAGACTTGAGAGTGTTCTTCAGCAAGGATGGCCCGGAGATCGAACCCGATCTTGCAAACGCTAGCAGGCGCATAGCCGCATCGAGAGGAGTGCATATGGAGCGAGCAGCGGCCAGCGTCCAGTTCGAGGACGTTCGCCGGGAGTTCTATAACAACTTCGCCACAGAGGCATCGGGCAGGTACTGGTGGTGGATCACCGCTGTGTATGTTGATCCCATGGTATTGATTGTTGACGATGAAGAGGAATCACTTTGGTCGGTACCGTACACGGTCAAAGGCGACGACATCGAATTCGGAGACGCTGTCAAGATCAAGGTGCAGTATGTGGAGGAAGAGTCCGGCAAGGTTGCAGCAGCCAGGATGTCGGCGGCGCAGAACATCATTTGCGCCAACGAGGTCATGGGTGTGAAAGCCGAGCGGGTCTTCGACAAGGCCGCGCTCAGTCGGCCCGATGACAGAACAACCAAGAAGGGAGCAGCAAGCATGGGACTAGACATAGCTGCCCTTCGCGAGCGTACCGGGCTGACTGCCGAGCAGCTGCCCGACGACGCCAGCGAGGAGCAGATCAACGCTGCGCTTTCTGCGCCACCGGCTGAGCCGGAGGGTGCTGAGGGTGGGGCAGGCGAGGGTGCCGCAGCCACTGTAGATGGTGGCGAGGGCGCAGGAGCCGACGGAGCAGGCGGTGGCGCAGGTGCTGCCGCTCATAGTGACACGATCATGGTTGATCGTGCTGCATGGGAGGCTAGCCAGCAGACGCAGGCTACGCTCAAGGCTGATCTAGATCGTCGCACAACTGAGTCCCGTGAGGGCAAGGTTGCTGCCGCGATCAAGGCGGGCAAGATACCGCCCAGTCGCAAAGACCACTACGTCAAGTTGATGGCTGCGGACCCCGAGGGCACCGAAGCTCTTCTTGATGGACTAGAGGCGGTGATCCCGGTTGAGCAGCGCGAGGCCGGTGTCGCTGACACCGGAGAGGGTAGCCAAGCGTCCGCCGAGGGCTATGACCTTACCTGGCTGTCAGACAGCGAGCGTGCTCGTGTCGAAGCCTCGCGTGCAGGTGCTCAGACAAAACCCGACCGGATCGTCTCGGAGGCGGTGTAGATCATGGCAGGTTCCAATCAATGCATCCCATTCCAGGAAGATGCCGATCGAGTAACTGGCCAGTGCGTGGAGGAAGTCAAAGGCAAGCGCTTTGTCTCGACTGTTGAGAACCTCCTGTCTGGCCCTGGCATGCCTGCCACAGCGCAGGTTGGAGCGTCGGATCCCGTCGACGGTGGCAACTTCATGGTCGCTCACTGCCCGGCAGGAGCTCGCGCTCTAGGCGTAAGCACTTGGGATGAAGTCTCAGGTGGCAAGATCGGCATCATCTCCGAGGGGATTGTTCCGGTTACGGCAGGCGCAAACCTCGCCGCAGGACAGACTGTGGCAGTGGGTGCGGAAGGCAAGGCGGTCGCGGCGGCAGCCGAAGGTACAGCGGCAACGTTGGAATTCGGCGCAGGCAACGCGATCATCAAGCTGACGCAGGTTGCGCCAGGTGCGTCCAAAACCAAGATCGTGCTAGCGATAGCAGGAGCTAACACTCCTTTGACGGTCACGGTTGCAGGCGAAGTCACCACGGTGCACGTCGGCACTAACGCGCTGTCGGAAGCAGTCAGCACCGCTGCGGAAGTGATCAACGCGATCAACTCCACAGCTGCCTCTAGCGCTGTGCTGCAAGCAGCTAACGGAGGCGCATCGAACGGAACAGGCGTAGTCGCCGCTAAGGCGGAAACAGCCCTGGCCGGAGGGACTAGCCCGACAGCAGATGTCGGCTTGTGCCTCACAGGCGTAGCGTCCGGCGAAGACGCCATGATCAAGCTGCACTGCTAGTGCGGCCCGAGTGAGTAGAAAGGAAGTGAGATAGCAAGATGCCAGTACCATCGCCAGTACAACATCCGCTCGGACCGCCAGTAGTCTCAGGTTCGTTGGTGACTGTGGACACGATGTTGAATCAGCCCACGCGCGTCACCCGGATGATCATGGACCTGTCGCTCCAGCGCTTCATTGCGGACCGCGTGTTCGCAAGCGCAGGCGGAGTCACGGGCGGCGCGGTCATCTACGACCAGGCCATCCTCAACCAGCTGTACCTCACGCGTGACGTGCAGCGCGTAGCACCGGGAGAGGAGATTCCGCTGGTGACATCGGAACGCCTCACCCCGAAGGTAGCTGAAGTCGAAAAGTGGGGTGGCAAGACCTACATCACCGACGAGGCAAAGGAACGCAACAACGCAGTGGCTCTGACGAACCAGCTGCGCCAGTTGACCAACACGATCATTCGCAAGATCAACGCGCGGGCTATCGCTGAGCTTGAGAAGGCGCTTGTCGCTTTCCCAAGCCAGATATACACAGGTCACGACTGGAACGCCTATCAGCCAGCCGGTACGAGCCCGAGTGCTCTGTCGGCTAGCCCGTTGGCGGACCTGCTGACAGCGCAGATGTTGGCGGACAAGGATGAGCTCGGTGTGACGTATGACACCGTATTGCTCAACCCCTTGAACGTTCTACGCCTGCGCCAGATATTCTCTAGCACGCTCATTCAGGGTCTAGAGGATATCAACCTCACGATCTACTCTTCCAACCGCGTTGCGGTCGGCCAGGGTTACATCGTGGCGTCGCAGCAGACGGGTGAGATGCGCATCGAGAAGCCGCTTGGCACGGAGACGTGGCGTGAGCAGTCGACCGAGCGCAACTGGATCCAGTCCACTGTGCGCCCTGTCATGTACGTCACCAACCCGTTCTCGGTGCGCAAGATCACCGGCATCGGAACGTCCTGAAAGGCGGTTGATCTGATATGCCAAATCATCAGGTGCTTATCCGTCATGGACTGTTCCGGTTCTGGCATCCGGAGCAGCAGGTTATCAACGGTGAGGACAAGGAGGTACTCGTCGAGAGGATGGCCTTCCACAATGAGGCTGTCACGATCCCGCGCGATACAGACTATGAGCGCGGCGTCAAGCTCGGTGCGTTCTGGACTGAGGAGCAGGCGCGTGCTCACTATGACGCGCTTGGCATACCTGCGCCGATGTTGGCGCAGAGCCAGGCGATGCCTCAGGCAACACCCGAGGGTAGCGAGGCAGAGGTTGACCTCACCGAGTTGGATGAGGACGAGTTGGTAGACTGGCTGATGGGTACAGGCCAGTTCGATGGCGAGTCCAAGCCCACGGTGGCGCAGGTCACAGAGGCCATGCAGGAAGGCGGCACTGAGTTCGCCGAACGCCTGCACGCCGCTGAGGTAAGGGCAAGTGGTGATGCTCCTCGTCAGGGCGTCACGGCAGGGCTCAACGCTGTCAAGACGGCAGCGTAGGTTGCAACGTGCCTGTCTCAGACTACACCCCGATCCCCCAAGAAGTAGGAGCGCTAGTGCGCGCTCGGACGGTGGATGTGGGTGGAAATGAGACGGGCACGTTCAACACTGAGACGAGGCCGACAGAAGCTGAGGTCTTGGAGTTGATATCAGACACAGTGCAGGAGTGCTATCCCTACTTTGGGCAGGATGTACCCGATGCACTGGGTAGCGAAAAGGACATTCTGAGAAAGTCGGCTAAGCGTTGCGTAGTGTTCGGAGTGGCTGCGCTGATAGAGCTCAATTACTTTCCTGAGCAGGTGGGCGCCAACCGCTCGCCGTACAAGATGTATCAGGAACGCTACCTTAGCGCACAGAAGTCTGTTGCCAAGGCTATATCAGATGTTGAATCAGGAGACGAACCTGGCACTGACGACGACTCGCAGTTGGCACTGTATGACGGCTTCCCAATAGATGAAGGCGGAATG